GCTGTCGAAGCTGTTCCAACAGGTAGTGGGTGAGGACATTGCCAACCTTGGGTTTGACTACGTTAACGGTGACAAGAATAGTCTCGAACCATTACGTGATTTACTTGAGCGTTATGGTGATGACTTCACACCTGACCTACGCATTGAGTGGGATGACATTGAGATTGACACGTTGCTCAACATGAATGACTTGGAGTCACAGTGGACGTTCAACGTTCCTAGCTTGACACGTAAGGTAGAGGGCGTAAATGCAGGACACCTGATTGAGGTGGGTGCTAGACCTAACACAGGTAAGACTTCATTCCACGCCTCTCTTATCGCTGCTCCTAATGGCTTTGCCCATCAAGGTGCTAAGTGTGTCATACTATGTAACGAGGAAGCATCACACCGTGTTGGTGCTAGGTATCTTACAGCAGCTACAGGTATGACAATCCAAGAGGTCAAGGCTAACCCTACCAGAGCACGTGACGCTTATGAGGCTGTCAAGAAGAACATCAAGATCAAGGACGCAAGTAATCGTGACATGGCATGGGTAGAGTCAGTATGCAAGTCATACAAGCCTGACATTGTAATACTTGACATGGGTGACAAGTTCGCTAGGACTGGTGGCTTTGCTAGACCTGACGAGGCACTGAAAGCTAATGCTATCTATGCCCGACAGATTGCCAAGTCACACAACTGCGCTATCTTCTACATGTCTCAGCTATCTGCTGACGCAGAGGGCAAGGTACTACTCAACCAGAGTATGATGGAAGGTTCACGTACTGGTAAGGCAGCAGAGGCTGACCTCATGGTATTGATTGCTAAGAACCCAGTGGTTGACGGTCAAGAGGAAGAGGACACACAACGTCACTTGAATGTTGTGAAGAACAAACTAAGTGGATGGCATGGTGTTGTCCATTGTGAATTGGAATACAAGACAGCGAGGTACACAGTATGATAGACGCAACATTAATAGATAGCATGGGCAGTGATCTTACTGTAGTAAACTCTGCTCGTGTTAGCTTCAACAAGAAGAGTGAGTGGGATGAAGACAATACACTGACTGTGTCAGACAGTATACTTATATCATATCTTGCACGACACAAACACATGTCACCCTTTGGTCATTGCTTTGCAACATTCCATGTCAAAGCTCCTATGTTTGTGGCAAGACAACTGGTCAAACATAAGTTCCTTAGATGGAATGAGGTAAGCCGTAGGTATGTAGACGATCAACCAGAGTACTACTACGCCCCAACATGGAGAGGACGTGCAAAAGATAAGAAGCAAGGTAGTAGTGGTGAGGTTTCTATATCCTATCGTACCATTAGTACACTGGCTAAACATGAGTTGTGGTGCAACAAGGCATACAAGGAGTTGCTTGAGCAAGGTGTAGCACCAGAGCAAGCACGTATGGTACTGCCACTGAATACTATGACAGAGTGGTACTGGTCAGGTAGTCTGGATGCATGGTCAGATATGTGTAAGCTTAGACAGAGTGAGGACACACAGGAAGAGACACGGTTAATTGCTAACTCAATTAGTATGGACATGGGTACGTTGTTTCCTGACTCATGGACAGCATTACTGGCGTACAACCGATGAGTGAACAGTACTGTACAACAAAAGGATTAGGATGGGCGTTCTTAGTGTGTGTATTATTTATACTAGGTGTGCCTGTGGGTATGTGGTTAGCATTGGAAGGGCTATCATGGTACGAGACATTCAGCATGATGAACCCAATGTTCTAGGAGACAGCCATGAGAAGATATAAAGAAGTTAAATGCCATTTGTGTGAGGAATACTTTGACACAACTAAGTATACGTCCTGCCCGAAAGAATCGTGTAGGTCAGTAGGTGAATTAAAAGAATGGTTTATTGATAAACGTAAAGGTATTTCAAAAGAAATTAGGCACATGACACAGGAAGAACGTCAACGTGCAAAAGAAAAAGAGGAGGCTAACACATGTACACAGTCGAGTTTGAAAAAGACGCCTCAGTAGTTACGTCACTAGATGAGACTGACAGATTTGAGGATGTAGAAATGGTGATAGGTGAAGATGACACTGTTTATTTAAGACAATTTGAACCCAACCTAAACGAACATCAAATTATTTATATATCATATCAACAATTGCTAGACCTATTCACCTCTTTGAATAGCACAGAGGGAGCGTTCTATGCAAAGCTAAGAGGAGGCACACTACATGACACATAGTTCAATGATAGACGAGGTAAAATTATACAGCCTAGTACAGAGACTAGGACTTAGTATTGACGAAGCAGAACATGCATTAAGTTTGTATGCACATAATAAAAAGTTTGACAAAGAACTTGATGAGGCGTATAACGTAAACAACGATGACATAATAGATGAGGATTGGGATGATTGGCATCCTAACGATTTATAGGAGAATAAATGAAACTAACACTCGACATAGAAAACACTGTGACCAAACGGAATGGCAAGCTACACCTTGATCCATTCGAGCCAGATAATACAATGGTTATGGTGGGTATGCTAGATGATCTTGGACACGAGGACATTGTAACATTCGATCATTCAGAGCAACAACCTACCACAGAGGGGCGGTACATTGTCCAAAAGAAACTGGACGATACCGCCCTTCTAATTATGCACAACGCATCACACGACTTGATGTGGCTATGGGAGTCAGGGTTTACCTACGAGGGTGAGATATTTGACACCATGCTAGGTGAGTACATACTACAGCGTGGACAGAAAGAACCACTATCCCTTGAGGCTTGCGCTGAGAGGTACGACCTTGACACTAAGAAACAGGACAGTCTCAAGGAGTGGCTCAAGGCAGGTAAGTCAGTACGTGACATGGATCACACTGAGTTATCTGACTACCTGTCTGCTGACCTACATGCCACGCAGCAATTGTATGAGCGTTTGCGGATACAGTACGAGGATTGCAACTCACTGGAAGCAACGATCAAACTAACTAATCAATTGGCGGTACACCTTGCACGTATTTATCAGCGTGGGTTTGCCGTTGACTTGGAAGCTTTGGAAGATGTGCGTAAAGAGTTTGAAGAGGAGCGTGTCACATTGACACGTGAGCTAGAAGAACAAGTACGTGAACTGATGGGTGACACACCTATCAATCTTAATAGTCCAGAGCAATTGTCTTGGGTCATCTACAGTAAGAAACCTAAAGACAAAAAGGTATGGGCAGATCTATTTGATCCTTACATGCCTGACGCAAACTACCGTTCAACGGTACACAACAACTCAGAGAAGTTGTATAAACAAAAGGCAAAGCAATGCCAGTCCTGCAATGGTACTGGCTACACTTACAAAATCAGAAAGGACGGTACACGATATGCTAAACCCAATAAATGTATTACTTGTAATAATACTGGTTATATCTTTATGGACATCCATTCCTCAGTTGCAGGGTTAAAGTTCAATGCCCCAACTGCAAAATGGATTTCAGCTAACGGTTTCGCCACAAGCAAGGATAGACTTGTATACCTTGAAGGTGTGGCTAGACAACGTGATATGCAGAACGCAGTGCAATTCCTACAGCGAGTGCGTAGGTTGTCTGCTGTTGACACATATCTCTCAAGCTTTGTGGAAGGTATCCACAATTATGTAAAACAAGATGGTAAGCTGCACGTTAGCTTACTTCAACACAGGACAGCTACTGGCAGATTGTCAGGTGCTAATCCTAACATGCAGAATATGCCTCGTGGGGGTACGTTCCCAGTCAAGCGAGTGTTTAAGTCACGATGGGATGGCGGCAAAATAATTGAGGCAGACTTTGCCCAGTTAGAATTTCGAGTTGCTGCTTTTCTATCTCAGGACAGGACAGCTATTGACGAGGTGACTACTGGCTTTGATGTACACAGTTATACCGCAAAGGTTATATCTGATGCAGGTCAAAACATATCCAGACAGGATGCGAAGTCTCATACATTCGCTCCTCTGTATGGTGCTAGTGGCTTTGGACGTACTCCTGCGGAAGCTTCATACTATGAACAGTTTACTAAGAAGTACTCTGGCATAGCAAGATGGCATAAAGAATTGGCACGTGAAGCATTGGGTACAGGTAAGATAACTACACCGTCAGGACGTGAGTTCTCATTTCCAGATGTGGTACGTAGATCAAATGGAAGTGTGACATATTTCACACAGATCAAGAACTTTCCTGTTCAGTCCTTTGCTACTGCCGACATCGTACCTATATCATTAATATACATTGACAAGATGTTAGGTGCTAATCAATTACACAGTTGTATAGTCAATACCGTACACGATTCAATCGTGATTGACGTACACCCAAACGAGAAGGACAAAGTATTACGGATAATAAATGCTGCCAACGACAAGCTTCTTGGTATAGTAAATCGTAAGTGGAATATCGACTTCAACTTACCTTTATTATTAGAGGCAAAAATTGGTGACAATTGGCTTGACACGGTAGACGTGTCGTGATATAACTAAGATTCGTTTTAACAGAAAAGGAGAATCATATATGAACCAAGTAACAATAAACACAGGTAACTTCAACGCAATGGCTGAAGCAATGGGGATGAATGTTGACACTCAACAGAAGTCTCAGGCGAGTACACTTGCTAGATTGCGTGTCAACCATTCACCTATCATGGGAGAGGAAACTATCAATGGTAAAAAGGTTAAGGTTGAGGTTGTGTCTGGTGGCACATATAAGTTGGAGATACCAGATGGTCCGACTTACTATGCCAGTACAGCTACCATACGTCCATACCTACAACGCTTTATGTATAAGCGATTTGTAAAGGGATCAGACAATACACCTAATCGTTATGTCAAAACATTAATGGCAAATGATTTGAACAACGACATGAAGGACAATGACGGTGGCTTCAACTGTGGTAAACCTGCAGGTTACATTGAAGACTTCAAGGCATTACCTGAGAAGACACAAGACTTGATCCGTCAGATCAAACGAGTACGTGTACTATTTGGTACGGTGGAACTACACAACATCGTAGACGCTACAGGTAAGTCAGTAGAGTTGTCACCACAGGCGTTCATCTACGAGATTGAAAATCGTGATGCGTTCAAAGGTGCAGGTGTAATCTTCAACAAGCTAGGTAAGATGCGTAGGCTACCAGTACAGCACAACGTGTCAATGTCTACTGAAGAGCAGTCAATGCCTAACGGTAACGTGTGGTACTTACCTACATTTACACTTGACTTAGGTGAAACACTTGAGGTGGGTGACGGTGAGCAAGAAACCTTTGCTAATTTCATGGCATGGATTGAGAACTACAATGAGTACATCAAGTCTGCATGGAACGATAATGCCTACAAGAATGACGATACCGACACTGATACGGTTGAGGAGTTCGTAGACATTGACGCAGAGGACTTTGTGTAATGAACCATCCTGCTGAACTAGCAATACATCAGTACCTTGAGAACGCTGCCAACGGTAGGTCTTCTATGTCAGATGAAACAATTGACACAGTAGCACGTGAAGTAGCAGAGGCACTGAAACGTCAGTTCGGTAGTGGTAATAAACGTGGCAAGTTCAGGTTAAGGATGTCCAACATTGGGCGTCCTACTTGTCAACTCTGGTTTGATAAGAACAAACCTGAAACGGCATTACCAAAGCCGACTACATTTGTAATGAACATGATGTTAGGAGATATAGTTGAAGCTGTTTTTAAGGGTGTTCTTAAAGAGTCTAACGTGGCTTTTGAAGACACTGATACGGTTAGCCTTCCAGTGGGAGATAGTAATGATACTGTTGTTTCTGGGAGTTATGATCTTATCGTAGATGGAGCACTTGACGATGTAAAGTCAGCATCCGACTGGTCTTACAGGAATAAGTTTGAGTCATATGATACGTTAGCTAAAGGAGATTCGTTTGGATATGTTGGGCAGTTAGCAGGTTATGCTAAAGCTTCTGGTAAGAAGGTAGGTGGTTGGTGGGTTGTAAACAAAGCCAACGGTGGCATCAAGTATGTACCTGCTGACAACCTTGACATGGAAGCAGAGATGGACAAGATCAGAGAGACTGTTGAGACAGTCAATAAGAACGAGTTCAAACGATGCTTCAAACCTGTACCTGAGTTCTTTAGGGGTAAACCTACAGGCAATACGGTACTCAATGATGGTTGCAAGTTCTGTGACTATCGACATGAGTGTTGGCCTAACATGGTGGAAGAGCCATCACGAATGTCAAAA